TACCTAACTTGTGGAGTCTCATAGATCTCCTTCGTAGCGCGATTGCGTACAAGATACTTCTCAATAAGCTGTTCAATTGCTGCATAAGAATATTGTTCGTCCTTTTCATGATCAATGATGTCATTCATCCGGTTCCACTCATCCTCAGTATACCAGTTCAACAATTCTGGAGTGTAGAGACCAGTGGCCACATTTTTCTTCACAATTTCATACAAGTGAGGAGGCTGATAACTGCCATACACGTCTTTGCGCAACATGCTGAGACGTTGCTTGCCGGCCACGAACTGATAGTTGGTGTGTCCTACATCAGGATTGGCTTCTACGTCGATCAGGTCTACAATGGCTCGTAGAGTGATACCATCAATCTCTTGAGTGGTTATTCCATCATAAAAGTGTAACTGTGCTTTGATTTCTATCATGCTCTGACTTACGTCAGCTATGCCTTGGCATACCTTTGCGACCTGAGCTTGCCACTTCTCTATGTGCAGTGGCTCTTTTACGCCGCTTCTTTTTACTACAGTGATTTGCGTCATTTTTTCTCGTTTAAATTTTTTTGTACTGCTACGTTATTTGGTATTGCTGGTACTGCCGTCGGATTTTTACTTCTTGGAAGGTATTTACAACGCTGTTAGATTCCCAATTCAATATATATTTTGAATTGTCTACTAGGACTAAATTATACCCATCCTCGGTCAAAACCAAGTCTGCAGAGGTCAAGTCTGCACGTTCCAACAAAGTTATAGTATACAGGATTCCTAGTCCTCTAGCAAGATCGCAATAGATGTTGTCATTCAAAAGTTGCCAAGGATCGGGCCAGGACTGGGCATCATCCCAATGTAGATAGTATGGACACCATGGTGCGCCAAACCACCAGACATTGATTTGGGTCAAAGCTGATTGTTTGGGCAAGGATTGGCACCGCTCTCGTAGGAGGTTCCAGCTTTCCAGTCTGGAACTGAAAGATTTAGCCCACATCAAACAAAGCTAGGCAAATAAGAGATACTGTAATACAATTGTGCGTTTGTGCCGGTATTGGTAGTGGTATAAGAGATTAAGATTAAACCGCCGCCTTCGCCCACTTGCCAGGTCACTCCGGTGGTAGCGTTTTCCACATAGTCATCTGTCCAAACTGGCGTCAGGGCTTTGGACACCGTCAATACACCGGTTCGGTATGCAGTGTCTCGTATGATAGTGTATTTCACACTGATCGTCGGTTCAATTCGGTCTATAATCAACGTTGGACTCGTGGTGTTGTCTATCAGAGTTTGCGACAAACCAGACTCTCGTGTGTAGGTTCCTAATTCTATTTGCTTGCCGTTTATCGATCCTATGCTTCTAGTGCCGTTGAGATTGATTCTTGGATAGGTAGCGGAGTAGGAATCTTCGCGTTCAAACAAATCACTGAAACTGACATTGTCGTTGTCTTGAATGTCGATTATGGCAGTGGCCGGATTGGTGATGCCATCAAAATGATTTCCAACATCGTAGAAAATATTTTGAGCACTGGCATTGAGAGACACACTTCCAAACACAATTCCTTCGGCATAGATATTGTCAAAGGTGTTGCTGGAAATTCTTACACCAGTGGGTCCTGCACCTACTATGGTACCGGTGCCCAGTGCCACACCCTGATACAAGGTATCAAAATTGCTGTTGCTGACAGTGACTCCTTGGATTACGTCGTCGCTGTACACTCCCCATACCGTGCCAGAAAACTGCGAAGTGTCAATGGTAATGCTGTTGCTGGTCAGGCCAGTGGTGTTGACAAACGCCACAGCGGCCGAATCGTTGTAAGCACTGGTCAATGCACTGGTGGTCAATGGTCCATAGAAACCACAATTTTTTATTGAACAGTTGGCAGCATTTTGTATCAAGAACACATTTTGTTCTTGGTTGAGATTGCTGAATCCCATGTTCTGTATGGTTATGTTCTGCGTGGCGCCGATCACAGGATCATAGCTTACACCATCCACATTCAGAAGCAAAGACTCCACAGTCTGTACCACCGGCTTGTTGGTGCTGTCATCCAAGCTGTCTAATTGTATGATGGATCCGTCTGCGCCTTCTCCGTACAATGTGGCATAGGCCGGTACGTAGATAGTGCCTGTTACTCGATAAGTGCCAGCAGGGAAAAACAAGCTTCTACGAGTTTGTGTGTTATTGTCTATGCAGTACAACTGAAACATTGCGCGATTGATTGCATCGGTGTCATCATTGACACCATCACCCACAGCACCAAAATCCTTGATTGTGGCAAACTGATCTAGCCATGATTGCAATGATAGAAACACAGGCTGACCGGGACTGGGTCCAGTTTGTACTGTGTATCCTCCGGCTTCGCCTTTGTAGGTATACGCGGTCAGTAGTTCAAAGATATCTGAAAATTCAGTAAGAATTTCCGTGTTGCCTATGACAGGAGCACCTTCTTGCAAGGTACCATTGCCTATGTACAATCTACGCTCGTCAATGCTCCAGCCCAGTTCGGCACCGGCTAGTTGCGGTAAGTTTTCTTGTAAACCTTTGCGGTTGGTTATGCGGGATATTTGTACAATGGCCACTTTTGTTGTCCTTGAATTCTATCCAGTATTTAGCTGGTTATGTCAGCAGATAATATTGCTCCAGTCTGCGCCACCAAGCATCGGCCCAATGATCAAAATCAGCAGATTCTAGCACGAATTCCTGATATTCTGGACGTGCTGTAGGACGTCCATCTGCATCAACCGGCGGTTTCACACACATCAGCACCACACCTTTGCGGATATTTGTACCGTAAACTTCATTGTGTGCCAGGGCGTAGGCTACTAACTGTAGGAAATAATCTTCAATCCACTCTCGGCGCTTGGGTTTGTTGGTTTGTTTGTAGTCCAGGATACTTTCTTCGTTGAGATGTATGCCTGCACCGTCGGTGGTTCCTGCATACAGTTTGGGAAAATATAGTGGTATTTCTACACCCCAAAATTCGTTGACATTTTTCAAGCCATCATCAATCACAGTCTGTGCCATGGCATGGCTGGCCCAGCCAAATGGATTTGAACCCGGTTCTTTCAGCTCGCCTGTTTTTACATAGTGCTCCAGGTAGGTGTGCATCCTGGTACCACGATTGGCTGCCTCGGTGGTTATGGCCTGTGCCTGTGCATGGCCCACTCTGTTGCGCCACTCTTGTAGTGCCTGTTTCTTTTCTTCAGGCTTGGTCTTTTCTAATATGGTTGTTACACTGGGCAACTTGCCGCCTGGAGTGTCATACAGCCTGCGTCCATCTTCTGTTACTCGGCTGAGAGGTTGATAATCAAATCGGGGATTGTACAAATTAAACTCGGAAACTTTCTCCGCATCCACAGCGGTCTTTTTCTTGCGGGTTACGGAATTCAAATCCTTCATTGAGACCTTGACGCACATAGTCTATTTCTACATCTGCAAGATAGTTCATGCTTTTAGGATCAACTGCTATGACAAAATCCGTCATGTCAAAGGCCATGTCTTCGCTGTTGACTTGATCAATATATTCCAGCACATAGGCCAGGCCGCTACAACCGGTAGTTCTTACGCCAAGACGTATGCCCAGACCTTGTCCTCTACGCTGTAGATTTTCTACAATCTTGCGGCTGGCTACTTCAGTGGTTGTGATCATTCTGGATGTTTAGCCCTATAGTCTGCTATTGCAGCCCGAATAGCGTCTTCCGCAAGGATCGAACAATGAATCTTAACCGGCGGGAGTGCGAGTTCCTCTGCAATTTCAGCATTCTTAATTGCGCCAGCCTGCTCCAGCGTTTTACCCTTGACCCACTCTGTGACGAGACTACTACTCGCGATCGCCGACCCACACCCGTATGTTTTAAATTTGGCATCTCGTATAATTCCATCTTCTACTCGTATTTGCAGTTTCATCACGTCACCACAAGCTGGTGCACCGACCATGCCTGTGCCCACATTGACGTCGCCCGCATCCATCTTGCCCACGTTGCGTGGATTCTCATAATGATCAATTACTTTTTCTGAATAGGCCATTCTATACCCCTTTGTGTATTATAACAGTTTGTTTGTGTATTTACAACCGTGTTTGGATGAGTTACATGCGCCGTTTCATGGCCTGCTTGGCATTGGCATCTACTACTGCACGTGCTTGATCCACACTCATGCCGGTTTCGGCTTCGGTATTGCCACGGAATCGGACCACGCCAGAATTGGGCTCCAAGGGTTCAAGAACATTTTTCAATGGTTCTTGGCTGATCATGTCTGCTAGATTTTCAGCTGTGACGTTGACATTGAGACTTTTGGCAGCTTCAATAAAAGCCGCTTGACTGATCTGTGCAGATGCATTTTCATCTTGGGCACGATCTTTGAGAAACGTGACCAAAGCCAACAGTTTGTCTTTGCTGGCTGTGGAGTTGTCTAATGCAAACTCACGGATCAGCATTATCTGCGACCGCGGCCCAGAGTGGCAGCCATTGGCTCCTCTTCGGGTTCTTCTACATCCACATCAGTGACATCGATTTCTTCTTCACCAGGCGCAGGTAACTCAGCAGGCATTTCTGCACCGGCCATCATGTCTGCACCAGGAACTATGGGAGCTTGTCCTGTGACCACGCCTAGAGCAGCTTCCAACTGTGTCTTGGCACCTTGTAGGTTTTGCAACAGGCCAGCAAGAGCGGCTGTGGCATCGGTGTTGAATTGCATGGCCTGATCTGTGCCAACTTCGTTCTTGATCTGATCAACCAGGGCTGGTAGGTCTTTGAACTGCATGGCTGAAATCTGTTCGCTCATTTTCTGTACTTGGTCAACCATGTCTTGGCTGGCCAGCACTACTTGGGCTTGTTGAACTTCACTGGCTTCTTGGAGACGGTGACGTAGACTGTGACGTCCTTCATAGGTTGGGCTATTGGCCTGACGCATGAGATCTGCTTTTTGTTTGTTTAGATCTGCGATTTGTTTGTCAATGGCGCGACTTTGGTCCTGGGCTTGTCTTTTCTGTTCGGCTTTTTTGGCAGTGGCCATGGCGGCTGTACCTTGTGCTGATTTGAGAGGATCTACCATGGCACCTGTGCCTGCAGCTGTGTTGGCTGTGCTCATGCCCACAACCTGTTCGGCCACATGTGCGGCTAAGGCCTGTTCCATCACTACCAGTTTCAAATATGCAGGATTACGTTCACTGACATGGAAATCTGCGGTGCGGCGATGTTCAGCAATAGTAGAGCGAACACGCTTCAACATGACTTTTGCCTGTGTCACAGGTATAGAATCAAAATTCATACCTTGTCCAAAATAGCTTTCAAATACCTTGGCGGCTTGTTTTGTTGGGTTGGCCACGGCCAATTCGTTGAGTTTCATTGTTAAATCCTCGTTGTTGAC